GTTTAAAAATATTAAATTCCAAGGAACTCAACATATTTTTTCAGGAGGAAATATAAAAGTTGATAGTGGATATGGTATTGACTTCTCTGCTACTACTGATGCTGCCGGAATGGATAGTGAATTGTTGGCAGATTATGAAGAAGGAACTTGGACACCAAGAATTTCTGGAACTGGTGGTGGAGATTATACGCCAGGTAGTAGTAATGTAGGACGTTATGCTAAAGTCGGAAGAATAGTGACTGCATCTGCTACTGTTCATTGGACTGCATCTGTAACTCCTTATAGTGGATTGCTTACTCTTACGGGACTTCCTTATTCTGCACTAAATGTAACTAGTTATAGGGCAGCAGGAATAATGCCGGGGCAGAATACTGGAATTTATGGTGATGCTACTTATCCACTATTAACAATTGGAATTGATTGGAACAACTCATTCGTATATATTGTTAAAAAATCGGAAACAATTACTTCTGGGGGTAATTACTCACATAATCCTTCAGTAAATAGTTCTGGACATTTATATGGATTTACGATTACATATATTTCAAATTAAATAAATACCTTTACGCCTAACCCTGTTTTATTCGGAGAATAACCCTAATGGCATTAGAAGAAAAATCAGTTGTAGATAAAGTTGAAGTTCTACTCGCAGGTCAAATCCAAGTTCGCACAAGAAACCAAGTTCTCAAAGACGGTATAGAAATCGCAGCAACATATCACCGTCACGTCTTAAGTCCTGGCGATGACTTAACCAACGAAGATCCAAGAGTTGCTGCTATTGCTGCTGCTACTTGGACAGAAGAAGTTGTTGCGGCATATCAAGCATCATTAGCAGCATCAACTCCTGTCGAATAAATACTTAAAAAACAATAATGGCACTTGACGTTTCATTCATTTTCCATTATAATATGAAGGTCTTCAACACTCCTTGTATCTTTGGGAATGAAGACCCTTTCTGTGGTGAGAAAGGTGAAATAGTGGTATAATAAGAGGAGAGAAATCTCCTCTTTTTTCTTATATAAATTATTACAGATACTAAAAAATTATGAATTTTACAGTCTATTCCAAAGAAGATTGTCCATATTGCTACAAAGTCAAACAAGTTTTAGAGTTGACAGGAAGTAACTTTGTGATGTATAATCTTAATGAACACTTCACCAAAGAAGAGTTTTATGCCGAGTTTGGGGTGGGTTCAACCTTCCCACAGGTTCTTTGTGGTGATAAAAAATTAGGAGGATCCATCGAGACAATCAACTACCTTAAGGAACACCAAATAGTATAATGTCAGACCTAAATAAAAATATACAACCAAATCGTGGTGTCGAACTCATACTTTCTGGAGGAAAAACAAAAAAACCAAAACTATTTCATATTATATTTGAGAAACTGATTAGCATTCTTAAAAGAGAGTTCACAATCTATTTTGAGTTTTCGATTCAGTCAAGGAAAGTAAATTAATTTCCGAGGAAAAAGAAAATGTTAGCAACCAGTTTAGTTATAGGTTCATTTTTAACAGTATTATTCTTTATACTGGGAATTGTGCTTGGTTGGGTCGGCAGAGAATATATGATGACTCATCAGGAAGGTCCAAAACAGATTGCTTATCATCCGGAGTTTTTTAATAAGGACGGCGATCTTATTGACGAAGAAATTGTTTCAGTGAGATTTGAACCAGGATACTTTGATGATGAAGAAGATGATGATGACGAAGACGAAGGTTAAAAATAATTTCTAAATATTACTATAATTATTACTTATTAAACAATTATGACGGCGACAAAAGCAAAGGTTACTACGACCACAAATATAGATTTACCATCAAATCCGTTTACATTTGAGGTCTTTAATCTTGTACAGAAACAAAGATCGAATGTAAAAAAAGTTGAGGTGCTACAAAAATATAAGCACCCATCATTAACGGCAATTTTTGTATGGAACTTTGATGAAACGATTAAATCATCTCTTCCCGAAGGTATGGTTCCTTATTCTGGCGTTGATGAACTAGGTTCATTTAGTGGTACTTTGAGTGGAAAAATAGAAGATGCCGTCAGTAAAATGAGCGAACTTGGGTCTAATTCATTGGGATCGCAGGATCAGGGATTCTCATCCATTCGTAAGGAATATGAAAAGTTTTATAATTTCATAAAGGGTGGTAATGATGGACTCAGTTCTATGCGTAGAGAAACGATGTTTATTAACATTCTTCAGGGACTTCATCCGTTAGAAGCAGAGATTTTATGTTTGGTTAAGGATAAGAAACTTGAAACCAAATATAAAATTACAAAGGAACTAGTTTCAGAGGCATATCCAGAAATTAAATGGGGAGGTCGTTCATGAATATAGTTAGTGAGGATATGACAGAGGAACAAGATACAAAAAACAATTCAGATCGTTGGACACCATCTGAAAAAGAAAATTGTAAAAAACTATATGGTTGTGAAATTTTAGTTGAAAATGGTTCATATACTGATGTATGTACTCTTGATGCACCGAGAGATACTTTTATTATTCAATATCTTATAGATGAAAAGATTTGTTTTGATCTTGTAAGGGGGTCACGAGTCACTATATTTGATATGTATCACGATAAGTTTGGTTCTGGATCGATTCATGATATTGGTTTTGGGTATGGTACAATTAATCCAAGACTCTGGAGATATCAGACTCCTAAAAATAAAAAAAGAAAATAATATTCTCCTTGAATTAATATGATGGATCAAGAAAAAGTAAAACTTATTATTCGTAATATGGAACTACTTCTGGACGCACTCAAGTCAGAAGTTTATTCTGATACAAAGGCATATCGGTTTGATGATATTGAACCAAGAGAATTAGGTTATGATGAAATCTTTGAGGACGATGAATGAGTAAGGCAAAACATTTAATTAAACTGTTAGAAAGATTGATCAAACAAGATCATTTATATTCGGATGAACAACTGAAAGAAATGAAAACTAATTTGAGAATTGCTAAACAAGAATTGGTAAAATATGATATGGAAACCTCAAAAGGATTTGGAAAATGAATGTAAAACTTATTAGTATGACTCCAGATGCTGAGAAGACAATGGCATATGTTGCCAGAGTCTCAAATCCCAGTAATCAAGAAAATCCCAATTATGCAAAACTATTGGGATATTGTATTAAACACAATCATTGGTCCGTCTTTGAGCAGGCATTTATGACTGTGGAAATCAATACCACCAGAGGACTAGCAGCTCAAATTTTGCGGCACAGAAGTTTTACATTTCAAGAGTTTTCTCAACGCTATGCCGATGTATCCTGGTTAGAAGAAGATATTCCTTTGCCAGAACTTCGTAGGCAGGATACAAAGAATCGTCAGAACTCTACCGATGATCTTGATGAGGAAAAAATATTTGAATTGAATAAGATGATACGAGAATTATTCCTTGATGCTCAGGGCGTTTATAATCATCTCCTAAGCGAGGGTGTTGCCAAGGAGTGCGCTCGTTTCGTCTTACCACTAGCAACCCCCACTCGCATCTATATGACGGGTTCCTGCCGCTCCTGGATACACTACATCAACCTTCGCTCTGCTAATGGAACTCAGAAGGAACATATAGATATTGTAGAGGCAGTTCGTTGTATCTTTACCTGCCAGTTTCCTGCCGTATCAGAAGCACTTGGTTGGACTCGTGAGAATTGTTCTGAATGTGAAGATGCTGCTTCTATTACTCTAGAATAAATATCCTTACATACTATGGAGAAATAAATTGCCTACTTACAGATTTGAGAATACGGAAACAGGTGAAGTCTTTGAAGAATGGATGTATATGGCACAAAAAGATCCATATCTCAAAGAAAATCCCCATCTTAAACCACTCATACCTTCACAGATGAATGTTGGTGAAGTGGGTGAGTGGAAAGATAAACTCATCAAATCTAAGCCAGGATGGAACGATGTTCTAGGTCGGGCTCAAAAAATGCCAGGTTCAACTGTAAAAAAACTTTAACTAATTATGGCAAGAAGAAAAAGAACAGACCAACCGATTGGTGTTGGTCTAACCACTCGTCAGGCAAAGCGTAAAAAACCATTAGGTCTTGAATATCTGATTGATATTGATCCACTTACCGAAAATCAAAAAAAATTCTTTGATTCCTATGCCGAGGGCAAGCATCTTGTTGCCTATGGTTGTGCAGGTACTGGTAAGACTTTTATTACTCTCTATAATGCTCTATCTGAGGTTCTCGACGAGACAAGTTGCTATGAGCGTATCTATCTTGTAAGGTCTCTTGTGCCAACTCGTGAGATTGGATTCCTTCCCGGAACTCACGAAGACAAGGCAGACATTTACCAGATTCCTTATAAGAATATGGTCAAGTATATGTTTCAGATGCCCTCTGATGCTGACTTTGAGATGCTTTATGGAAATCTCAAATCACAAGAAACCATTAAGTTCTGGTCGACTTCATTTATTCGTGGAACAACTCTTGATAATGCTATTATTATTGTAGATGAGTTTGCCAACCTGAATTTTCACGAATTAGATTCTATTATTACTCGTGTTGGAGAAAACTCCAAGATTATTTTCTGTGGAGATGCAACTCAAAGTGATTTAGTCAAAACAAATGAAAGAAATGGTATTGTTGATTTTATGACGGTCTTGCGTAAAATGCCTTCTTTTGATATAATTGAGTTTGGTGTAGAAGACATTGTTCGTTCCGGACTTGTTAAAGAATATATCATCGCAAAATTAGAATCAGGTTTTTAATGTTCAATCATCTTGATAATGTTCTTCCGAAATTGGAGAGAGAAACAATAGACGGAGTGCGATATTACAGCATCCCTGATGAAGACCAACTTCTTAAATTGGTCTCCATTACTTCCGTAACTAGTCATTTTAATAAGGAAATCTTTATCAAGTGGCGTAAAAAAGTTGGTGTTGAGGAAGCGGATAAAATTACCAAGGCAGCAACAAGTCGTGGAACCGATCTCCATACTCTGGTTGAGAATTATCTTTACAACAGAGAACTTCCTTCTGTCCAACCCATATCAGACTTTCTTTTTAAGATTGCTAAATATGAATTAAATAGAATTGATAATATATACTGTTTAGAGGGTGCCCTATACAGTAAGCAACTCGGCGTGGCAGGAACGACTGACTGCATTGCCGAACACGATAATGAACTTTCAGTCATCGACTTTAAGACCTCTAAAAAACCAAAACCACGAGAATGGATTGAGAACTATTTCGTTCAGGCTATGTTCTATGGTATGGCTCTCTATGAGATGACTGGTATTAAGGTTAAAAAATTAGTGATTATAATGACCTGCGAGAGTGGTGAATGTGTCGTCTATGAAGAACGAGACCTTGAAAAATATATGAAACTCGTAATTCAATATATTAAAAAGTTTGTGAATGATAAACTCGGACTGATGTCGACTTGACTAATTGATTGTTTTACCTTATAATAAGTATTATTAATGTATATTATGAAAAATATTCTAGCAACACTTCTAGAAATCAATGTAGAAAATATGGAATCAACCGAAACAACCAGAGAATTAGAACAGGCAATTGAAGATAAGTTTCTTACACCTTCCAGATTTGCGATAGAAATCGAAAAAATAGTTGCCGAAGAAAACTGCAATTATATTGATGCGATTTGTCATTATTGTGAAGTTAATGGACTTGAAATCGAATCCGTGACGAAACTAGTTTCAAAGCCACTCAAAGAAAGATTAAAGTATGATGCTATCAATCTAAACTTTATGAAGCGCATTTCGAAAGCAAAGTTGCCTATCTAATGTCACCCTTTGAAACTTATCAGGCATATTTGGGAATCAAGAATCACTTTTCTAATCCTAAATATAATTACTTTAAATATAAAAAGACAAGAGCAACACTAACTTCCTTCAATAAACGCAAAGACAAATACTTCTTTGAGAAGACATCAAGGAAATATGGTGATAAGGAAATTGTTGAATTCTTAGTCTCAAACTTTGTATCAACAGACAACCCTCAAAGCATATGGATTGGAGAAATTATCAATTCTGGAGAAAGGATCTACCAAGAATGGATAAAGAGGCAACAGAGCTTAACTTACTTATTCAAGGAGCAATCGATAGAATTGTTCTCTCAAACAAAATTAGAGAATGTTTTCGACTGCTCGAAAGGTCATCCAATTCTTCTCAAAACATTTCTAAAAAGTGAATTGGCACCAGAAATAATGGTAATCTATGATACAATATTTTCGTATATTAGTGAGTTTGACAAGAAACTTCTGGACCCTGTATGGGAAACCGTAAGTTTAAAAATTAAGAAATACAAACCTTTTCTAAATACAGATGTGTTCCAGTTTAAGAAAATTTTAAGAGAAATTGTAGATGAGTAAATTTTTTACTTCCGATATTATTCGGGACGAACTAAAAGAAATTAATGAACTTCAGGAGTTTATATACAAAAGTATTTTGACTTTTGGTGTAATGAATCGTGAAGACAAACTGGAACACATTGATAAAATGTCTTTGTTACTTGAAAAGCAGCGTATTATGTACACCAGACTTTCTCTCTCCGATGACCCAGAGGCAATTGAGATTAAAGAGAGTTTAAAAAAGTCTGCTGCTCTGATGGGTTTCCCACTGGAGACTGATATTAATTCGCTTTTAGGTTCAATGACAAAAACAATTCAATCGCTCAAAAAGTATATTGACTAATGAGTGATTTTTTGCTATAATATTCAAGCAATCTAACAAATCCAAACTATCTAAAAAATCTATGACATTCGCAAATCTTAAAAAGCAATCCAAACTTGGTTCTCTCACCGCTAAACTGGTAAAAGAAGTCGAGAAAATGAATAATTCTAGTAATTCTTCTGCTGATGAACGCTTCTGGAAACTTGAATGTGACAAGGCAAACAATGGTTATGCCGTCATTCGCTTTCTTCCTGCTCCTGAGGGTGAAGACCTACCATTTGTAAAACTTTATAGCCACGCTTTCCAGTCTAATGGTGGTTGGTATATTGAAAACAGTAGGACTACTCTGGGAGACAAAGACCCAGTATCTGAATATAATACTCAACTGTGGAATAACGGCGTAGATTCAGGTAAAGAACTTGCACGTAAACAGAAGCGTAAACTGACTTATATTTCAAACATCTATGTGGTAAAGGACCCTACTAATCCTGAAAATGAAGGTAAAGTGTTTCTTTATAAGTTCGGTAAGAAAATCTTTGACAAACTCACGGCAGCAATGCAACCAGAGTTTGAAGATGAGACTCCTATGGACCCATTTGACTTCTGGCAGGGTGCCAACTTCAGACTGAAGGCAAAGAATGTTGCCGGTTATCGTAACTATGACTCCAGTGAGTTTGCTGCTCTCGGTCCTCTATTGGATGATGATGATGCAATGGAAGCAGTCTGGAAGAAGCAGTATGCACTTGCCGAACTTGTTGCTCCTGATCAGTTCAAATCTTATGATGAATTGAAGAAGCGTCTTGATTCAGTTCTTGGTGCTAAATCTGTTCGTGTTGATTCCGAAGTTGAGGACGAGGATAACTATCGTGGTCCGGCACCTTCTCTAACTGAAGATCTTCGTTCCGAACTTAATAATCTGAAACCAGCCCGCCCTGTTGCGGTTGTTGATGATGAAGATGAGGATGATACAATGTCGTACTTCCAAAAATTAGCAGAAAACTAATTTTAAGGCATCGTGACTCTTGTGTTCTCGGTGCGAATTACCTTATCACTTACATACTGCGATGATCTGCCATAGGTCATCGCTTTTCTTGTATCATTAATAACCTGTTGAAGATATTCTGGTTTAAGAAGATAAATGCTTCTTTTTAGGGTATTTTTTTGAGTTTCATATTCATAATTACTCACACTTACAACAGGATTTATATTTGCCGTAACAACATAAATCTGACCGACCATAGATGTGTGTGATGTGCATTGATAATATAAAACACTCGGTGCATTATATTTAACATCCCAAGTTAATGTTCCGTTAGAGACTCCATTATTTACAATTCCATCACTATAAACAGTTCCATTTATTCCAGGAGTACTTTGTATTCTGAATGGATGAGCATTCATATTATTTGTGAATGTGTATCTCTCTCCTTTGATTAAATATAATGGCGGATTAGATTCATTACCGACAAATCCAGGTCCTGTAAAAGTATAAGCATTAGATCCATCCGCACCTAAAATCCATCCTGATGTGTAAAATGCAGAACCGATTCCAATATTCCCATAAGCATCTACATTGGAAATTCTAAAATTAGAATCTACAACCTTACCCGCAGGAAGAATTAAACGACCTCTTGAATCTTTAACTTCGGTTGTTTCATAATGATGAATGGCATTTAAATCATCGCCATATAGTTCTTCAACGTATTGATAAATGTCTCTATCTGAAAGAGGCCATTCATTTCTGATATTTACAATACCGGCACCCACTAATACAACCCAATCATATTGAGCACTTCCATAAACTTCTTCGGCAACAGTATCTGGTCTTGCTCCGTCTTGAATTTGATACTTATTAAATATCGTAAAAACATTTTTTAAATCATCACGAAGTTTAACTCTACGAAATACATTCTTTACCAATAAGTATTCATCAGAACCTGAACTACTTGATAGGAATGATTGGTATTCTAGATTTGGAAGCTCTCTGAAGTAAGACATTAGAATCCTGTTCCTGTAATTGGTTTATTGAGATTAGAATAATCCTCACGGTAGATTGGAGTGAGTTCCTGAAATGATAGCGCCATCTGCATATGAACTGGTGTGGCATCAGAGTATGTGGCATAAGTTCCGGAACCGGTATAGTTGACGGACATAGAATTTAGAGCACACATCTTGAATTGATGTAGAAATGGATGAGATTTTCCACCACTCATATATTGAAGTTTGAATACACTTGGTGATTTAAGAAATAATCCGGCAGCCCCAGCACTTGCTGCTCCTTTTTGTGTCGCAGATTCTTTTTTAAAGAAAAGAATAATTTCTTTAATCACTTTAGATTCTGCTTCACTACGAGGAACCAAATCAAATGAAAATGAAAATGCCCGAGGTGGTGCTACTCCATTAAAAAGTAGTTCTGTGTTTGAGTTAAGAACCGCACCAGTTTGTCTGGATAGTGATTGATTAAAGTCCCCACCTCCAGTTAGTGCTTCTGATGCTTTTGTGGCAAAAAATGTTTTTGATAAATCTTGTCCGATTGCTGTTTGTGATGCCGCTCCTAATTTTCCCAAAAGTTTTGTTACTGCGTTTGCTGTTGCAGTTACTGGATTCCCATTCACATCAACTCCTGCTCCAATTATACCCATCGCTGCTCCCATCGTTGCAGTTTGTAGAGGGTCCATATTACCGGCACCCCAACTTGCACCGTTACTATCCTGAATAGTCTGTGGCATTGGAAGTATTACTGTTCCTCTACCTGTTGGTTTTCCATATCCAACATCATCAGAACTTCTTTGTGCAAAACTATCAGTATCTCCTAAATTTAATCCAGGAGGTTCATATTTATAAGACTCAATTTTTAAAAAATCATCAGATGCATTAATATTTTTAATTGGGTATCTATAATTTGGAACTGACATTTATAGTTTTTAGTTATTTATCTTAATTCTTCCAAAAGGTATTCTTCTTAGGTCACCAACCTCATTTTGATTAACAATATGAAGAGGTCCGATGATTTCTCCAGATGTATATTGACGCTGCTTTTCCCAATGAAAGTTAATACCCCTAAATCCCCAGGAATAAACACTCGTAACGGCAACCAAAGGATTTGCATCATATCTTAAACCAGGAGTCTTTGGTTTATAGACAAAGGTATAAAATTTACCTACTTCAGGACTACTGGTGGTTTCTGTTAGGGCTTCAAGTATCTCCAACATCAGATCATCTGCGTCTTCGGTTCCTATTAATTTCTTGACCAGCGGTGCAATACGGCTCATTTTCTGGCAATTCCAAGTTCATTTTCACTCAGAACTTTAAAGGACCATCCTCGGTCTTTACAGTATTCTCTTGCCGCTTCCCATTTTGATTGGTTCTTGGCATACTCATATGCTTCATAGATATATCCTTTTGTCTGTCTTTTTGGTTTGGCTGGTGGCATCGTTTGTTTATAAGGTTTAATCTCAATTAAATATTTTTCAATAATTCCATTAGGTTCTTTGACTTTGATATAAAAATCCGGAAAGTATCTATGAATTTTTCCATCGATTGGTGATCTATATGGAATTGCAATTTCTTCGGAGGCATATTCCAGAACATTATCATTTGTATCACAATAAATCATAAATTTGCGTTCCCATAAAGAGCGATAAATTATGTTAGTTGAATCACCAACATATTTTTGCGGATTTCTTGGTTGATATTTTCCTTTATAAGACATCTAAATACTTGTGTTAATAAGACTCATAAAAGGTATTTAGAGTGCCTATTAAAAGAAGAATATCTGATTTCAAACCATTATTTACCAACCTCGCACTAACTTCACATTATGAAGTTAGATTTGGAGGTCTTGGATCTTCTGGTGGAGAACTAATTTCATATCTTAATCGTAAAGGAATTACACAGAGATTCATTGCCGAAGACTGTGGACTACTTTGTTCATCGGCATCTCTTCCAACTACTTCTTTTGCAACGGCAACTATTAGTGGGAATCATATGGGTGCGATTGAGTATTTTGCTCATACAAGGCAATATACCCCGATTACTCTAGAATTTTATGTAGATAAAAACTATAATGCCCTTAAATTTATGGAGAGTTGGATGGAGTTCATTGCAAGCGGATCTCATAATCCAATTGACAGTACTCTTGCTCCGGTGAATCAAAATAGTGATGCCTATCTTTTTAGAATGCAGTATCCGGAATATTATAAATCAAATGAGACAAAAATTACCAAGTTTGATAAAGACTATAATAAAGAAATAGAATATACTTTTAGAGGACTTTTTCCATCAGCAATAGCATCTCTGGGAGTTAGTTATTCTGCATCTAACATTCTTACTATGGGAGTAACATTTCAATATGATCGTTATATTGCCGGTAAGTCCAGTTCGCTTTCAGGTTTGCTTGGAAACAATAATAACTTTGTTTCGAACGTTGTAAACACAGTAAATCTCATTGAAAATATTTTTTAGATAATGTGAATACCAATATCAATTTTGCCGAATAAATAAGTGTAGTTGAATATTTAATGCTTAAATAAAATGCCTTTACCAAAAATTGCGGTGCCAACATATGAGTTGGAAATACCTTCGTTAAAAAAGAATATTAAATACAGACCATTTTTAGTCAAAGAAGAAAAGGTCTTAATTATTGCAATGGAAAGTGAGGATCCAAAACAAATTGCAGAGGCGGTTAAAACTGTAATTTCAAATTGTATTCTTACCAAAGGAATTAAAGTCGAACAACTATCAACTTTCGATATTGAATATTTGTTTCTGAATGTTCGGGGAAAGTCGGTTGGTGAGTCTGTTGATGTTTTAATTACCTGCCCAGACGACGGAACCACACAAGTTCCGGTTTCAATTAATCTAGATGAAATTAAAGTAAATGTTGGTGAAGAACACTCAAAAGATATTAAACTCGATAATACTCTGACTCTTCGAATGAAATATCCATCGATGCAGGAGTTCATTAAGACTAATTTTAATAATACTCAAACTATTAGTGTTGATGACACTTTTGAGATGATTTCTTCTTGTATCGATCAGATTTTTAGTGAAGAGGAATCCTGGGTTGCCGCTGATTCAACTAAAAAAGAACTTGATGAGTTTCTAGAACAACTGACCACAAATCAGTTTAAAGCAATTGAAAAGTTCTTTGAGTCAATGCCTAAACTATCTCATATCATTAAGGTCAAAAATCCAAATACCGAAGTTGAAAGTGAGGTCGTATTGGAGGGTCTAACATCTTTTTTCGCCTAGGAATGGCTCATACTTCGTTGGAGTCATACTATAAGACTACATTTCAGTTAATGCAGCATCATAAATACTCATTGACCGAACTAGAAAATCTTATACCTTGGGAAAAAGAGGTTTATATTACTCTTCTTTCGCAATATGTTGAAGAGCAAAATCTAAAGAACCAACAACAGAATGGCTAGTCTATCATCTCCACTTGCACCTCCTGCTCTTCCTGCGGCACAAGCACAACCACAGGCAGGTTTGGTTAATATTGAGAGAAATTTAGAAGCTCAGAAAGAACAAAATGTTAAGCAGACACAGGAAATTTCTGGACTTCGCACCACGGTAGAAGCTTTAAAAACAGAAACCTCAACTTTAAATAATGGTATTGGATCTGTTTCCAATTTAATACAACAAGATGCTGCTGTCGAGAAACAACAAGAACAACAAGAAGTAGAAAGAGAGAGCAGACTTGTTGAAACCAAAGTTCGAATGGGAAAGGAGTCCCAGCTAGAACAAAGTATTACGAATGCACTTGTGGCACCGGTTCAGGCTCTTCAACCAAAAATTAGTAACATATTTGATAGAATCGGAAATGCTTTATTTACATTATTTGCTGGTTGGCTGACGAATC